GATTAATTGAAACACTTAGTTTACGAACCCTCTTTAAAGGGCGAATTATCCTGAGTTTAGTTGATATTAATTAGCTCATGCATTACAGCGCTTACATGATATATTAATCTTGCGGGTACTGCCTTACATTACTGTAGATTAACAAGTACTTATTTCAAAGTACGCACTTAATCATCAACTAGGGTTCTGGTCCTTAAAAGCCAGACTAGAGCGAAAGCTACCTTACGTATGAAGGCATCCCACTTATTTACATACATTAAGTATATTGTATTACATGGACTCTTTCACACTAATAAGAGACTCTATCCTATTATCACTCAGCTTTCTCGCAGCATATATTTATCTATCGGCCATAAAGCGTTTGGACACTTTAGGTACCGCGACTGGTTTGGGTGCGGAAATTAGTTTAATATCTAACCTATTCTTAAACATCGGAAAGATTTTTAAGAAAGCAGCTAAATAAAAACTAACATCTTTATCTTCCACCAACCTCGCATACTTCTTTTCAGAAGAAGTATACTTAAATAAATGATCTATACTATTAGGTCACACTAACCTAGGATTAGAGTGTAAGAATAGACTAACAGGATCATTCTTTCAATATTTCATTTTTGTTAAAATGTCATTTTTGAACCGAATGTAATCTGGAGAATATTCTAACTTAATCTGGTTAGGATCCAAACTCAAATCGCTTCTTCTTCCTCATACCATTTCATTTCACAGCTTTGATTCAGCATAGAATATGTTTTTCAGATACTTTTCCCAAATAGTTAAAAAGTGGATATAATTCCGAGAATCGAATAAACGGGTACTAGGACCTCACGAAGTCTTAAATTTCCCAAAAGGAAATTTAGGGCTAGGAGATTCTAATATCTGTATTCGCTCTTCCTTACCAGGTTTTAAATAATCAGGTCAGAAATTCTTAGGTAGAAAACTCTTTAATGAAATCAATGTCAAGCGTCTTAACTGAACAATTTCTTGTCCAATCATTGGTTTAAGTCCTGAGGGAATACCTCAAGAAACTTGAATAGAGTCCAAGACCCGAGGGTCTAAGACTTTTCAAGAACTTAACTTATGCAACAGGAAATCTCTATAAGAAGCAAGTATTGGAGTTGCTATATAAACAACCCAATTTTCCAATACTCCAAACAGAAACTCAGGGATAAAAACAATATTATATAATACGGATTCTACCCATTTAACTGTCACACGACGAGTTCTAAAGGGATTTCGAATATTACCAGCTGAAAGGCTTCCACGACCAAGTAATCTTGAGAAGGCATACTCTGAAGATTTAAATTTCTTGATTAAAGATAAAATATTATTTCATCCTAAACTAAGAGATTCAAATTCTTTCAAAGATATACCACTCAGATCATGATCTGAGGAAACAAATCTTTTGGCGAATTCGGCGTACCCTTTAGCTTGAATTGACTTAGTTAAGTTCACGGCAACTTGTAAATCTTGCGTCATTATCTTATGGTAAAGTTTTGCTACTTTGGGTTCTAGAATAACAATATCATCACCTAGTATTACATACTGAGTGAATCAATTATTATAACCTAGACTTCGAGCAGCGAACTGAACTACAAAATGGTGCGTAAGAGCAAGCATAGCTCATGAACTTAAAGCCCCCATAGGCTGACCCACTTTATATCTTACAGAAGTAACATTAGTGGATAATGTAGGATGAGGAGGAACTGAATAATCTCTATTAACTAGAAGATTAGCTCAGTGATCCCCCAAATCTTTATTAATTCCATTTAATATTAGTTTCTGGATTTCTAAAGGGAGTCTGTCAGTAGCGGCACTTAAGTCAAAACTAAAACTATATTTACTTGTCTTCAACATCACTTGAAGTCTTTCAACAGCCTTGTCTTGATTGAAAGTTCCATCTTGTTCAATCTTTGATAAAATATCGAAGATGAAAAGATGAAGTGATTCCAATATTCACTGTGTCCAAATATCTGACATCGCAAACACTCTAACCTTACCGGGTTCTTCTTTATAAGCTAATCGGCCTAATGCCGGAGAGAATGGATTGGGCAATCCTGATTTGTTGACAAAGCAATTTGAAAACTCATTAAGATAAAACCAAACATTCCCTGATATTCAAGTTCGTTTCAGATCTTTTGATGAGAAAAATCATTCAACAGAACTTCAAACACTTGACATTTTCAAAGCCAATAAGCTAAGAATAAAACCAGAGGTAGAGTTCCCTTTACCTTCGACTATACTACCACTTGCCTTAATAGCAAATGGATTAAAGTGTCAGGTAAAGCTAGGGTTGTTAAGAAGCGATAGATAATCTCCTATAAATAATCTCATATCATCAGAAATACTATACCCAGAGGGAGCAGTAATTGTTTCCAATTTAACCACTCCTGGATATGGTAAAACTCTATATAAGTTAAATATAGTAAGAACTAATTTAATAGATCAAATATTATTTGTTCGAATTAGATTTCTAAGATAAGAAGGTATGATTTTAGGTAATCCTGACCTGGTAAGTGCGACTTTCGGAGAAAAGGAATTACTATTACATAATCCTTTTTCGTGAGCCACTGCTTTCATACATAAAATATGACAAGCTTTTAAATACCTAGCCAAGAAACTTAAACCATTCTTCTTTCTCAAATAGTTCATTCTATTTAATAATATATATATACTGCTGATAATTTGCTTGTTCGTAAAACCTACCACTAATAAAGATACTCTAATGAGTGCTTTATTAATAGTATGAAGCGATTTTACACGCTTCTGCCAAGTAAAAACTTGTCTTAATGATTTTAATCTCAGTTTCAAAAAGTAAAGATAATTTTGTAAAGATTTGATTTTATTCATATTTTTATTATTATTATTATTACCAAAGAGACTGGACTTAGATCATATTAATATTCATCATGTACTCCCTCATTTCCTATGTACTTTGAGGATACATCCAATATTAGATCACAGCAAGGTTGGTACATATACTCTAATCTCCTTAAATCCTGTTGATGCTGTACTTCTGATAGTGTTTTGACATTATCTCAACTACGTTAAGCCCCGGCCGGAAGAAGATTATTTCATGCCCCTTTACGGGTTGTGATATTTATGCAATGCATTTGAGTTTGAATCCAATTAACTTAGACTTGGTAGATACTACTTCAGTTTCCCTTTTCAGGGGCTGCAGGCAGGTTGAAGAACCACTATTACCTATAAAGGTATAGTAAGGTTAACTAAAAGCAAAGAAGATTTAAACCCTCTTCCCTCTCTTAGCCGCCTTTCCATCCGAGAAACTCGAATGTCTTCGACTGGTGAGTATATCCAATTAAGGATACCAACTTGAGATTTCAAGTTGCT